CAAGTAAAAGGCATGAGATGCCATGTAAAAGCCTGCGAGCACATGCGCCCACATAGCAACGCCTTCCTTTTTAGCATCAGGGGCGTAAGAAGTCATCCCGTTCACCCCCATAGTATAGTAAACATTCCCGACAGGAGTGGGGTCGTACGTAAGGTATAGGGACAGGACTGCTACGGATAGTGCGGCGTCAGCAATCAGCGCAAGCTCTAGTACAATCTTCGGTGCCCACACGACTGATATAAAGATAAGCAGTGATGTGGCAGCCCACATGATGATGATCGGGCTAGGTACGCCCATGCCGTCAAACATGCCCGCAACGACAACGCCCCAGCCCGCAAGCAAGAAATGCTGCGCTGGGCCGTTAGCTGATTTTACTGCGCGGTATGCGCCTTGTACTCCAAGTGCCACAGTTACCTCAAATTCTGCTATCGGCTTTCGGCTGCGGAGCATTAAGCGTAGCAGCAGCCGCCGATTGTTTCATATCTACACAACGTGTCACGTACGACGCGTTGTCTGGCTTGGTCTGTTCCAACATTTGCTCGTACTCGTCGCGTGCTGCGAGACAAGACTTTTGGTCAGGAAAAAGATTTGGCATTGTGCCGATCTGGTAGTTCGGGCCAAGCGTTAGAAGTATTAGAAGTGCGTACATTAGATAAGCCCCCGTACTGAAGCGACGTAGTAGAAGAGGCCACCCAAGAAAGTTACGAAGATTACACCCGCAGCTATGTAGCCGTACAGTTCTATTCGCTCTTCTTGTGCTTTGGCTGCGGCTCGCTTTGCTTCTGCACGTTTCTTACGCATCTCGGCTTCGAAAGTTACGAAGCGCTGCCAACTGCCAGGGCGACCGTAGAGCTTCATCATACTCTCAAGATTTTTACGGTTCTCTTTCATCTGTTCGAGGCACTGGAAAGCCTCGAAGTCTGACGCCGATTTACCCAGCATTTTATTGAGGGGAGAATTTTTGTGCTTCTCTACTTGCTGTTTAAGTTGTTCTTCACCGTCGATGACCACGCCGATCTTGTCCATTACGGTAGTGAGTTCACGACCGTTTTGAATGCACGTCTTGATAGTGCTGTAAGCTGCGTTACACGCGCTTGCTACTGCGAGGACTTCGGCTACTGGCACGACGAACAACTCCGTTGACTGACACGGTTGTCTTAGGTGTTCGTAAATTTTTCTGGTACGCAGACTTAGCTGCGCGACCTCGCTTTGAATTTGATCTTGGTTTACGTGCCATTTATAGAACATAACGGACATGCAATAGGCTTGTCGTCCTAGATCAGACCTTTCTGTAGTAATAATGCCGTGTAAAGTTGACGCCAATCTTTGAGACGCATCACGACAAGACTGTCGCCGAGTGCCTCTTGGTTACGTCGTGTGATGACGACTGGAGCTTCGGGTGATCGAGTGTCTTTGATGTTGCGTTCGGCCTGAGCCATAGCGTCCCTAAAGTTCAGACGTTCTACGCGCTTGGCTTCTATGAATATTTCGGGTGTACCGAGAATGTCAGCACCGCCTGCCTGTAGACCAATCCTCCCGCCCCCACTGAGGGGCGCACGTTGGCAACGATCTTCACAGAAGATGTGATCGTTGAACCACTTTGCTAAATCGTTTTCGTACTTGTCGCCTTTGCGCTTCTGTGGATTTCCCATTTACCAAGGAACCTCTGGTTTGTACGGCCCCCTACGAGCCTGAGTTTCATTGTGCTGCTCTTCGTACGAAACGCGAGCAGCGTCTGCCTCCCTGTCTAGGCATGGGTCACACCTAAACTGGTTCTTTGGTCTTGCCTTCGTACATCCGCACATAAGACAAGGCCGCTTCCATTTTTTTGGACGCGGCTTTATTTGGTACTTGGCCCCTGGAAAGTATTGAAGGTTGAGGCGCATCAGTATTCTCTTGAGCGTGTCTAAACACACCGAGTATCGTTCTGCTAATTCCTTATGCGTGAAGTCGTTGTGATGTTTACGGAGCCAAGCCACCTCTGTATCTGGTAGCTTTGTTCTTCGTGCCATGACCGCCTTCATTACCGTTTCTTGCGTGAACATGTCATGCCTTGTAGCACATACACAACTTTTAGTAAACGTAAGGTCTTAAAAAATATGTTCGTACGTATTGACTTTTCCGACAAAGACGATAAAATCGCAAGCGATGTAGGCGACTGCAAGCGAGTTCGCCGATGCGGTAGCATCTGCGAACGAGAGCAGGACAAAGACGTAAGAGAGCAGCGATTTTATCGGTTCGAATACGCAAGCTGTACGCACAGAAAAAATCTTTCCTGAGAAATTTTTTCGTAAATAATTTCGTTGAAGTGTGGCCTAAACTTATGCTAAACTTTCGTTGCTTAAGTTGGTCGTGGTATGGGATTTATCCTGTGCTGCGGCGACTTAGCAACTGCTTGATAGATGCCTTGGCATCTGCCTCAAAATTATAGCTCCCCAAACTAAAAGCGCCCCACTTGGAGGCGCTTCTTTTCTTTACTGCGAGTTAGATACCCACGATGCGGTTGATGTTTCTCTTAATGTCCTTGTCCATTCTTCTATTGTTGATACTGGACGACCAACCCGATCAGCAATCTCCAAGTCAGATAACGGTGGACGAGTTGCCCCCGATGCATCAGACCACTCCTGCGCAAAAGTAAGTGCGCGTTGCTTCGCTGTCTTGGGCGAAATAATGGACACTGTATCGTCCGCCTGAGACGATGCGAACGCTATGTTGTAGACAGGCTCATGCGCGTCTGACCACTCACGTACCTTGCCGAAGCGAAGCTGCATCATGACATCGAGGCGCTTGTGTTCTGCGTCGGCTGCTGCCTGCATGTCTATAAACGGAGATGCAGGGATGGTTTCTTCGTAGATACCCGCCTTCACGTCAGCCGTTTCTTTATCCCAGAATACTTGAGTTACCTTTATCTGGGTTTCCAAAACGGTCAACTGGTTCGAGCTACCCGCCTCGCGACCTGATGCCGTACCTTCGCTTGGCTTGTTACTGTGGTGCAGTAACCATACGCACAACCCTGCGTTTCGTAGCTTTAGGCAGAGTTGGTTGATGTACCCCCACTGCTCTGCTGAGTTCTCCTGCAAGCCAGGGAATGCCGAGCGGATCGTGTCGATGACAACGTGCGTAGGCTTCGTAGCCTTGATCCACTGCTCGAAGTTTTTGATACCCGCTTCGTTCATTAGGTTCATGTCTCGGTCGTCATGAAATGGTGCCCAGATCATGAAGTTATTTCCCGCATCTCCGAAGCTACGCTTTGAGCGATCTAGGAACTTTGCGATGTTGGATCGGCTATTCTCGAAGTCGAAGTACAGAACTTTCGATCTCTCGTTTAAGTCGAAGGGGCCGAAGCGACACTGACCAGAGCTTGCTGCGTACAGTAGGTTTCGTACGAACATAGACTTCCCGTGACCCGAATAACCAAACACCTGTATGATCGTCCCTGTCGTTGGAGCAATCGGGTCAATGAAGAAACGCATGTTGTCTACATACGTCTGCAATTCAGCTAGACTATCCGTAGTGATTGGCTTGAAGGATCGAGGGGCTTCCACTGTCTGCGGCTGCTGTACGATGTTGCCCTTGCGTACCTCATTCTCTTCGGCTCGCTCGCACATCTGGCGAACCTTGCTGTCCTCTATTGAGTTCTGAAAGAATGCGTCCATAAAGCGGTACGCACCATCGACAAGCTCTTCACCGCGATCACCCTGCCCTGCAAGTGATGATATGTATTTATACAGACGATCATCACGACCGTTGCCGCCACCATCAGGAAGTTTACCCACTCGCGCTACAAGTTCTTCAGTGCGCTGCCAAATAGGCTTATCTACTTGCACGTCATCAAGAGGCATCCCCTCGAAACGAAACGAATTAAAGTCTACCACATTTGTTTGGGTACTGCTTACCCCACTTAGATCATGTAGACGTGGCGCGTACACGGGAATATCATCAAAGTAATGACCGTATGCAATCCTCCATTTGTAATTTTTACTAGGCGGGGCAAGTACATACCCCTTCGACCCACGTAGGTCGAGGCCATCAACACGAGGCCAGTCCCTACCATTACCATCCGCTCCGACACGGTTCTTTATCCAACCCGATCCCTTGGGAAACTGGAAGTAGAAGTGCCAACCCTTCTTAGTGCGCACAGATATAGGAGTGGATGTAAGGCCGAGCTTCTTTGCCTCATCGACAGCATTCTCGTTGTCGCAATCAACGACGACAAGTCCTGTCATTTCGCCAGTGAGCAATGCAATGTTGGCATTAGGCCATCGCTCGAACCAATCGCACACCTCTTCTTCAGTTGGCATTACATTATCGTCGATGTAATGCCCCCACTTTATCAGTGGTTTCTTGGTGTCAGGGCTGATCGGTATAACCGCCCAACCGCGATCCAGATACTCTAGTGCCGCATTCAGTATTTCCATACGTTGCCTCCGTGAAATATTGATCAAGGTCTAGCGCAGGCCAAACCTCTTTGATTTTTGACAGGTAAGTGGAGGAAACAAAGTCTCTGCGTACCCAACCATATGGCGTGGTTCTACAGATACCTAGCGACTTAGCTACAGCGGGTGCCCCACCTAAGTCGTCGATTAGTCTTTGAATATCAAAGTGCATTTTTTTCGTTTTCCTCTTGCAATGTGTTCGGATGTAACATATACACTACTTCAACACAACCTCTGATCTGTACTTACAGCATCAAATTTCAAGGACAAACATCATGGACGAGATCATTTTTGGTGACACCCCCATACAGTTAGCGCCAGTCCACCCTAAGCAGGATAGACTGAAGGATCATGCTGCTCAGTATGTCGAAGCCATTGCAAAGATTGAACATCTGAAGGCCACGACAGATTACCTTAAAGAAATCTTACTGAGCGATCTACCCGAAGAGGCAGGAGAATATCCTATCGAAATGGACGACGGACGAACGCTCATGATCAAAATACCTGAGAAGTGGTCATGGGATAAGAAGTTGTTAAAAGAGACATACGAAGTTGCGGGTCTACCCGAGTGTGTCAATCAAAGTTTTCTCGTTGATCGGAAGAAGTACGAAGCCGCTCCCGACAACGTGAAGGAAGTGCTGCGTAAAGCACTAACCATCGAATGCGGCTCACCCACAATCAAGGTTCAGACATGAAAATCACACCGCTAAAGACCAATGACGCAACCGTAGCGGAAGCGTCTAAGACTTTGGTGTATGGGCCGCACGGATCGGGTAAGACTACCCAGTGCGCGAACTACGCCAAACGATACGGCAAGGGGTTGATACTGTCAGGAGAGAGTGGACTATCCTCGATCTCTGACATGGCTATCGACTACCTACCTTTCTCGACGTTTGATCGAGAACCAAAAGACGGACAGTATTCGTTCAAGCAACTGATGCAGTACATCAACTCAGACGACTTTCGCAACGAAGAGTACAAGTGGATTGCAATCGACAGTGCAACCGAGCTTTCGCAGAAGTGCTTTGCTGACGTTGAAGCTGAGACAGCAGGGTCACAAAACAACTTCGAGAAGTGGGGCGTGTACGAACGTAAGATCACGTTTGCTTTGAAGTGGGTGCGCGATCTACCAATGCACGTCCTTATTACTGCGCTTGCTAACGAAGAGAACGACGATAATGGCGTCACTAATTACTGGCCCATGATGGTTCAGAAGAAGGTGCAGCGTCTAATCCCTGCCCTCTACGACAACGTGTTCCCTCTTGTACGCAAGACATCGGAGCAAGGCGGTAAGGTTTCTGTGCGCAGATACTTAATCACCGACAACGTAAATGGGTGGCACGGCAAAGTACGTGACCCGCATCGTCGCTTAAAGCCCTTCGAGGAAGTTGATGATGTAACTGAATTACTAAGCCGCATCTACATGACAGATGCAGAATACAAAAACTACAACGGAGTAGAGAGCAATGAGTGAATTTCTCGGACTAGAGGGAATGGACTTGTCTGACGTTGAGGTCAAGACAACACAAATTTTGGGCGTAGGTCGTCATGTTGTTAAGATCACCGACGCAGCAGTCGAGAAAGATGATAGCCGCAACACAGCGCGTTTGGTTCTTTCGTACGAAAACACAGACGGTTCTATCCGTCAGTGGATTTACGTGTACCACGGTGGCTCACCAAAGGCGACTGAGGTTGGCAAGAAGCAACTGAAAGAGTTGCTGTTGACCTTGGGGCACGACGGTAAAGAGGCACCAAACCCAGGTTACTTCAAGGGCAAGACTGTTGGTATCAACGTCAAGAACGAGGAGTACAACGGCAAGACGCAAGCGAAAGTGTCGTACCACTTTACTCCGAAGGAAGCGGCACCCGCAGCGGGTAAGCCAATGGATGACGAGATACCGTTCTGATGAGTAAAGAAAAAAAAGAGCTGATATATTACTCCATGAAAGACTTGGGAGACTTCCTTGACGAGAAACAGAAAGAACTTGGTCACTGGTACGAACCCACAATGGACGACTATCGAATGCTGTCGGAAAAGAGAGCGAAGAGGGATAGAGAAAAGGCCATGAAAGGGCAAACGTACCATTAGGGGGAAAGTAAATGCGTAAAGAAACACCAGTACAGGTAATCATCGACGCCGTGAACTCGCTTGGACTTCAGAAGAAGAACGGCGGGTGGCATGTCAGCTTTGATCTCGACCCTACGAAAATTGTTGTAGGGCCGAACAACCACAACGCCGTAAAAATTCTTGCTGATCAAATGCAGGCGCTATCGGTAGAAGTAGACATGGCAGCGCAGCAGGAAATTGGCAACGTCATAACGGCGCTTATCGAGAAAAAGTAAATGCATCCAGTACACCCACTTGCCCAGAAGGTCGTTGACGCCATTGACGATGGGTACAGTAACGAAGATCGGGGCGAAGCTCGCTGCTACATAGGGGCTTCGATGGCAGGGACAGACTGCATTGCGCAGATGGCACTGTCCCTACGTGGCTTTCCCGACGTAGACCCAGATGCGGGACTAAAGCGCATCTTTCGTGCGGGGCACCGCATTGAAGATTGGGTTGTTTGGGACTTGAAGAACAAAGCCGATCTTCGGGTGTACGAAAAGGATGATATGACTGGTCGTCAACACCGACGAGAGTGGCTGAATGGTCATGTGGTTTGTAACTCAGATGGACTTGTTGATTTCGAAGATGGTTCGGGTCAAGCGATCCTTGAGATTAAATCCATGAACGACGCTAACTTTAAGAAGTTTCAGACGACTGGAGTAAAGGCATCGCATCGTCGGTATTATCGGCAGATGTGCATGATGATGGCGATGTTTCGGATCGAGCGCTGTCTGTTCATTTCGTACAATAAAAACAACTCTCAATATCACGCCGAGATCGTTCCGTTCGATCAGGAAGAATGGGACACAATGTACGTCAAGATACAGGCCGCACTTGATGGGCAGGCAGAGCGCGTCGCAACGGCCCCCGAAGATTGGAGATGCAAGTCGTGCTTCAAGAGGGAAAGCTGTTGGAAAGCTCCCGACGTTCGCCCTGCCTGCCGCTTTTGCAAACATAGTTTCGCCAACAAGAATGGTGGATGGACATGCAACTTAACAGGACGAGAAGTCCTCGAAGCCTGTGATAAATATGAGATGTT